GAGGATGAAGAAGCAATCGATCCATTCGATTTCTGGCAAGGTGCAAACTTTAAGTTAAAAGCAAAAAATGTTGCAGGATATAGGAATTACGATAGTTCTGAGTTTGCTGCTGTTAGCCCACTTCTTGATGATGATGACGCTCTTGAAACACTCTGGAAGAAGCAATTCTCTCTTGCTGAGATTGTTGCGAACGACCAGTTCAAGACTTATGAAGAGTTAAAGACTCGCTTGGATTATGTTCTTGGCAACAAGAAGACAGCAACTCCATCATTTGAGGTTGCTGATGAAGATAATGATCGTGGTGCTGCAGAGGAATTAGTAACCGCTGCTGTATCAACAACACCATCCTCAGTCAATGAAGATGATGATGACGATGCATTATCGTACTTCCAAAAACTAGCGGAAGAATAATTACACGGGGGTCAAACGACCCCCTTTTTTATGATGTCAAATTATTAATTTCTGTTTGAGCGAGTTTACTTGTTATAAAACTTGAACTTCTACTGTATCTTGAGACATCTCTTAAGTCGTTTACAAAAGTTTGTAGAAACCCTGATTTTAAGACATCTATCTCTCTCTTTTTTTCATTTTCGTCAATTTCAAACTGAAAATTAGTGACTGATCTTGCAATTTTATCAGTTAAGACAGTATATTCAAATTTATCATCTAATTGTATGTTTCCTGACTCTGATATTAGAGTAAAACGATTTGATCCATGTCTTAATGAACTCCCATCTATTCTAAAATCTTTATCTACAATTAAATTTGGAGGTAATATTTGCCGATTCTTCTCTGTATCCCTGATTTCAAATGTTTCATAATGATGAATTTCATTCATTTTTTCTTCACTTCCATATTTGTTTAAGGCAACATCATACATTTGAAAATTTTGAAGTGGCCATTCATGAGTAATATTTGTAATACCAGCGACAAGAATTATAACGAAATCGAATTTAGGATTTCCATATATAATATCTGCAATAGTGTCTGGTCTTTCACCGTCTTCAATTACATACTTATTGAATAAAGTAGCACTATCACTAATATAATCAAAAAGTTTTGTCCTACGAAATATATTTACAATCTGTATGTAATCACCTGTTGATTTTTTATGCAACAATGGTGATGGATAAAGTATATCTGGTAATTCTCTAAAATATCCCATTAGTAACCAACTCCTAAACCATCACCCATACTAAATTCCTCATAATCCTCATGATAGATTGGATTGAGTTCTTTGAACGTTAAATCCATTTTAATACTTACGGGTGTACCCTCACCGTATGATGCATAAGTTCCTGCATTAGTATAATTTACTGCCATTCCTGTTAAGGCACAGTCTTTAAAACTATTTAAAAATGGATGATCAACTCCATTATGCAAATAACGTAAAGAAAACACATCAGGTGCTCTTAAAAATATACCTCCCTGTCCTTGCTCAGCTTCTTTTTTTGCTGCCATAGAGTGTTTTAAGGCACGAATAATATGTTTTACCATCATCGACTCATCAGGATTTCTTGGAGAAAAATTGATGCTGAATGGAAAACTTCTTAAATTTACACTATCGAACAATAATTCTAGATTTGAATTTAATATAACTCCCTGTGCCCTACCAAGAACACTATTTGTATTAATTTGTCCACCAAGTGCATTAATTGCCTTACCACCAATTGCTGCACGTATGGCATTTTGTGTTTTTGCGTCGATCCCGTCAAAAGACCCACCTGCATTATCATCTCCAAAAATACCCCTTGTTAAAACTTCTCTTGCAGCTTCAAATCCACCTGCTGGATCTTTTATAAAATTAGCAGCAGCAGCGACACCCGCTAATTGAAAAATATTCATATTATCATCACCCCAAGTCACAGTATTTGAGTCATTAACATCTTGAGGTATTGGTAATTCAATATAATAATGATGCTTGGTTTTTTTTGTTCTATCTGACGCTCCTTCATTTACCATTGTAATTGAACCAGGTGCATATCCTGTAACAACTTCATTACTTTTGTTTGTTTTGTTCATTCCCTTTTTTATGTCTCTATTATATGCATCTTTCCCATCTTTTGTTGCTATAAATTCAACTTTGTCACCTGTTATACCTGTTCTTGGTGGCTCATAACTAAAACATTTGATTAATAACGAATCACCTGTTTTCTCACTTTGTGATCTAGCAAGAGGATACCCCATCACTTTTGGATAAGGCATATGTCTTTTTTTACTACTATTATTACCACTTTGTTTTTTATCCTTATTATCCTTAGTTCCTTTTTCTTTTAATGTACCCTTTTTCTTTAATTGAGGATTGACAAGTTTACCCCTGCCTGACATCATATCCGAAGCACTAATCATATCGACCTTTCTTATACTTGTTTCAACTATTTAGTATGATTCTTCCAAAAGGAATAGTTCTTAAATCTCTTAGTTCCATTTCATCAACTTGATACAAACCTCCAACTACCTCACCAAACGTATATTGTCTCATTTCACCCCAATGAAAGTTAAGACCTTTAAATCCCCATTGAAATACATCAGTCACTGCAACTAATGGATGTAAATCATATCTTATACCTGGTGTTTTAGCACGATATACAAAAACATAATAGTTTCCTTCCTCTGGTACATTACTTCCCTCAGTTAATACCTCTAGTATATCTGTTGCTAAATCATCAGGATTTTCATTCCCGATTAGATTTTTCATGATGGGGTCAATGCGACTCATATTCCTAACTCTTTTTCTGTAACTACCTTAAACTCCCACTGACGATCAGCACAGAACTCCCGTGCCATCTTCCATTTTGCCTGATTCTTTGCATATTCATATGCTTCACGAATATATCCCTTTGTTTGTCTTTTTGGTTTCACTGGTGGTTTTGTTTGCTTTGCTGGTTTTACCTCAATTACATATCTTTTTATTTTACCACCTCTTTCCTTCACTTTCATATAAAAATCTGGAAAGTAACGATGCACACGATTATCAACGGGAGATCGATAAGGTATTGCTATTTCTTCACTTGCCCACTCTAATATATTATCATTCTTATCGCAATAAACCATAAACTTTCTTTCCCAAAGTGATCTATAAATTATATTTGTCGGATCACCTTTATATTTTCGAGGATAAGATGGATAGTATTTTCCCTTATAAGACATCTAAATAGACATGTTATGTAATTTTATTTAGAGTGCCAGCACCAAGACCAAAAAAAATATCAGATATATTACCAAAAATACAAAATGTTGCACAGACATCTCATTATTTTGTGAAGTTTTCTCTTCCTGTAAGTGATTTGAGAGGTTTTTTAAGAAGAAAGGGAGTAAATGATAGATTTATAATAGAAGATGCAGGTTTATTATGTAGTGATGCAGTGCTACCTGGTAGTGCTTTAGCATCTGTTGATACTCGTGGAGACTTTCAAGGAGTGATTGAAAGATTTGCACATACAAGAAATTTTACACAAATTAATTTAGAATTTTACGTTGATAATGAATATAAATCGATGAAATTTATTGAACATTGGATGGAATATATCACTGGGGCATCACAATCAGATCCATCTGGAGATACACATTATTTCCAATTGAATTATCCATCGAATTATAAATCGAATGAAACAAGAATTGTAAAATTTGAAAGAGATTATAATAGATTTTTAGAATATAGATTTATTGGATTATTTCCACTATCACTAAATTCTGTCAGAGTATCATATCAAGGTTCTCAGGTTCTAAAGGCAAGTGCATCTTTTAGTTTTGATAGGTATATATGTGGTGAGTCCTCATCACTGGCGAGAGATTTAGGAAATGCATTTAATGAAATTTTTGGAAGAACAAATCCTGTGAGAGATGGGTCTGGAGTAAATCCTGATATATTAGATAAGAATATTTTTGGAAGACCCTTACCATATTTAAATGATGATAGAAAAAATGTTCAATTATCAGCATCAGGAAACCAATTAAAAAATAATCCACAATCATCCAATAATAGTGAGATTGGAAGTCGTATAATCTAACTTTGATAACCACTATAAATAATGACACTGAAGTGCTTAGAATATCATGCCTTTACCAACAATTTCTACACCAACTTATGAGTTGGTTCTTCCTTCCTCTAATAGAAAAATTAAATACAGACCATTTCTAGTAAAAGAAGAGAAGATTTTAATTATTGCCTTAGAATCAGAAGATCAAAAACAAATTGCCAATGCTGTTAAAAATATCTTATCAGCGTGTATACTGACGAAAGGAACAAAAGTTGAGAAACTTTCTACCTTTGATATTGAATATCTCTTTTTAAATGTAAGAGGTAAATCAGTTGGTGAGCAAATTGAAGTAATGGTCACATGCCCTGATGATGGAAAAACTCAAGTTCCAATGTCAATTAATATTGATAGTATAAAAGTGAGTAAATCTAAAAATCATAATCCTGATATTAAATTAGATGATAAGTTCACACTTAGGATGAGATATCCATCATTAGATGAATTTATTAAGTCTAATTTTTCTGCTGAAAATATAAAAGTGGAAGATACATTTGAATTAATTGCATCATGTGTTGATCAAGTTTACTCTGAGGAGGAATCTTGGACACAGGAAGATTGTACAAAGCAAGAGTTAGTTGAATTTATTGAGCAACTAAATTCTTCTCAATTTAAAGAAATTGAAAAGTTTTTTGATACGATGCCTAAACTTAGTCATAAAGTAAAGGTAAAAAATCCAAATACTAAAGTTGAAAGTGAAATTGTATTAGAGGGTTTAAACAATTTTTTCGCATAAGTATGGCACATGAAGACCTAGTGTCATACTATAAACTGAATTTTGCCTTGATGCAACACCATAAATATAGTTTGACGGAGCTTGAAAATATGATACCATGGGAGAGAGAAATATATGTCTCTTTGCTCCAACAACATGTAGAAGAGGAAAATTTAAAAGCACAACAAGAACGTAATGGATGAGGAACAGACTTTAGCATCACCGATAGCAGGAGGAATTAACGCTGTTAGAAGAAATATGTCTTCTGGACTTTTTGGTTCACGAAGACAAAATCAGGTGCCACAGTCAGATTCAATTACAACTAATTTACTAACAAATCAGTCATTAGAATTAAAATCAGTATCAAGACAATTAGAAGTTATATCCAACCAGATGACAAATATTAATGCCTCATTGAGTGGTGTTAAAGAAAGTTTGGCTCTATCTGATTCAATTGATAGACAAAGAGAAAGGGCAAAACAAAATCGTGAAAGAATATTAGCGGAGCAAGGATTAAGAGAAGGAAAGGAAAGTGAGTTAGAGAAAAAAATACAAACTGCATTAGTGAGTCCAATAAAAAGAATTGGTGAAAAAGCACAGGGAGTTTTATTTAATTTTCAAAAATTCTTTTTATTGCTTGCAGGTGGTTGGTTAACAAATGTTGGAATTGATTTGATCAATGCTCTTGTTACTGGCAATACAGATCAGATTAATAAACTTAAGAATAAATTCACCATTGGATTAGTTGCCATAAGTGGCACACTAACTGCTCTCAACGTTGGTATTAAAACCATCTTTAGATTATTAAATGTTTTTGTTGGTAGTGTTGCAAGATTTGCATTTGGTGGTTTTGTCGGAAATACTTTAGCAGGATTAAGACTATTTTTAAGGAATATTGCAGTAAAAGCTGGTTTGGCAGCAGCAGGAGGAGGTTTTCTTGGGGGCACTACAGCAACTGCTGCTGCATCTGGTATTGCTGGTGGTTCCATAGCATCTCGTTTTGTAAAAGGAAAAACCCTTAGTAAAATACCAGCAAACAAAATAGTCAATTTTACCCGCACACCAGCATTGACTGGAGCAGGATTTGGACAAAGATTTTTACCACCGAACGCAGCATCACGAGTGACAGTTGGATCTGGAAAGAGTGGGTTTCAACTTTTTAGTGAAGGTGCAGATAAAATAACTGCAGCAGGTAAAAAAGGTATATTCGGTAAATTACGACAATCGGGAGCAAGTTTTAGTAAATTAATGACAGGTGGAGGAGCAACAGCATCCTCAAAAATAATTACAGAGGGAACAGAGAGAGTAGCGAAGAAAGGTTTGATGTCCGCATTAAAAAAATTCGCCTCTAAGGGTTTAGGAAAATTTTTTAAAGGTTTTGGACCAGTAGGTGCTTTAATAGAATTTGCTATCAATTTGTCACAAGGAATGGGAGTTGGAGAAGCTTTAGTTGAAATTGCAAGATCATCTGCATTATTTGCAATAGGTCAAGCTTTGATACCAATTCCATTTGTTGGTGGAATGATAGGTATATTTCTTGGTGATCAATTATTAAATTCGTTTGGTAAATTAATACAAAATGTTTTTGGATTTAAATTACCGAAAGCGATAGTTGGTGATATTGATGGGGGAAGTAAAATTGAAAAAATATTAGGACCTGATGATTATGAAATGAGACCAATTTCTTCAACAGAGGATAATATTTCTGCAATATCAAATAATAATGATAAAATTGCGGATAATTTAATAGAGGAAGATTCTTCCTCTGTAGCAGTAATTCAAGCTCAAGGTGGGGGAGGAGGAGGTACGTCAGCACCCCAAATGACTGGTGGTAAAGAACCTAATGCTTTACCTTCGATAGCTTTTAATACAGGTAATCCTCATACATTATTTGCTGTATCACAAATAGGGGTGGCATAATGACAGTACAAAGACAAAGAAATTCATTAAGAAGGTCGTCAATAAGTATTAATGTAATACGTAATTCTGTATCAGGATTATCAAAAGGATTATTAAATATTGGAAAAAGAACAAGTGAAATATTAAAAATAACAAGGGACTCAAATTTATTTAAAAAAACTTTAAATCGAAAGGATGATAATTTTTTTCGTAAAAGAAGAGAAAATGTAGCACGAAAACAAAGAGAAGATGAATTAGAGGCTGCATCAGTAACAGGTGTTGCAAAAACAAAGGGTAGTTTGATACAAAAAAGCACGAGAGGATTTTTTGGAAGAATTTTAAATTTTTTAGGAGTGCTATTATTAGGTTGGGCACTAGAGAATTTACCTAAATTTATTAATGCGTTCCAAAAATTATTCAAACTTATAACTAAAGTAGTTGGTATAATGAGTGGTTTTATAAAAGTCATTACAGGTTTTCTTACTGCAATAGGAACAGGAATTGCAAATTTTCTTGGTATCTTTACAAAGATAGATTTCGCTGAGAGTGCAAAAAAAATACAAGAACTAATACAAAAAGGAGCGAATGGTTTAGTAAAATTAAATCAGGAATTTTTATCTGGTATTGCAGGATTTTTAACTGATGAACAAATAAGTGGTGCTGCGTTAGAGGGAATAGAAAGTGAAATAGGCACATCTGCATCTCAACAGGAAGGAGTAGAATTTGAAGGGAGACCCATTGATACTGAAGAAAATCAAGAAAATGAAGAAATAGAAACAAGAGATAATGGTGGGGATGTTGTTAAGGGAGAACCATATTTAATAGGTTTAAATCCGATGACTGGAAAACCTGATGAGAGAACAGAGACATTTTTTCCAGATAGTGATGGTTTCATAGCAAGTAACAAAGATACAACTGACTTAATACAAGGTCAAGGAACTAATGTAAACGATGAACAACTATCTCAAACTATAAGTAAAGAAGATGCAATCAAGGAGAGTGATAAATTTGTTAATGATTCATTAGAGGGTGGAATTGAAACATTACTAGGTTCAAATAAAAATCCTCAAAAAAGTAATGAAGAATTACTTCCAAAAAATGAGTTTGAAAATAGCATTAATGACGCTAACAAATTTTTTAATAAGTCAGGGAAAAATAAAATACAGGCAAAAATAGATGAGGAAGTAACACCGACTAAAAAAGAAATTCCAAATTTAAAGAGAAATAATAAAAAAAATAAAAATCAAGTTATAATTGTTGAAAAAATAGTAAGTACACAATCTTCATCCACTCCTGTAGTAAATAGTAGTACAAGTTCAATACCTTCAACAAAAAAGTCAGATGTATCGACTTTTTTACAGTTTCAAAGTGTAAGTAATCTAAAGTACACCTAATGTCAGCAATAGATCCAAGTGTATACGAAATATTTTCAATTAAATCAGCTAATGGTTCCAAAACAGTTGATTTGAGAGCTGGTGTTATAAGTTTTAGTTATTTTGAAGATGTGTTCTCTCCCATGGTGACAGCAACTGTTTTAATTTCTAGCACTGGTGGTGTTATGAAGGATGAAGATGGTGACTCTGTTTCAATGTATAATGGTCTACCATTGAGAGGTGGTGAAAGAGTTTCCATAAAAATACCAAGTAACTCAGATAATAATATTGATTTGGAATTTACGGAAGAAAATGATAGAGAGTTATTTGTTGCTTCAATTACAAACGTATTAATCAGTGCAGAAAGTGAATCATTTACATTAAATTTAGTATCAAGAGAGGCGATATCAAATGAAACATCAAGAGTTGGTAAAAAATTTCCATCATCTGAACCTATATCAGACAGTGTCAAAGAAATAATAGAAAAATATTTATTAAGCAAAAAAGAAGTGACAGTGGATGAAACTATGAATCCATATGGTTTTTATGGAAATATGAAAAAACCATTCACCATACTTACATGGTTGGCATCAAAATCAGTGCCAGGAAATTCATCAGGTCAAAGTTCAAGTGCTGGATATTTTTTCTATGAAACAAAAGATGGATATAATTTTAGATCAGTCGATACTTTAGTAACGCAAGAACCTTTTGCAGAAAAATACACATATTCACCTGGTGTTGTTGATAATCTGGATCCTAGAAAAGATTTTAAAATTTTACAATATAGTGTTAGTAGAAATCAAAATTTGATTCATAACTTAGAGAGAGGAGCTTATTGTACATATCGAATGTACTTGAACCCCGTAACATTTAGATTTACAACTGTAGAGCAAGGTTTATTTAAAACATCTGATTATGCAGATAAAATGGAGAATTTAGGAGAATCGTTTGAGGTAGAATTAGCACCAGTCGATGATACTGGTAAAACATTAGCTGATATTCCCAGTAGATTCATGACAGGAGTTTTAGATTTTGGAATCACAGAAAAAAAAGATAAAAATTCAAGGAAGAAAAATGCTGATCCAATGGAATATAAATCTCAGGCAATGATGCGTTACAATACAATATTCACAAATAATTGTACAATGACAATACCTTTGAATACAAATTTAGTCGCTGGCGGTTTGATAGATTGTCAATTTGCCAAAATTACTACTGACGAAAAAAAATCTATTGATCAGAAACAAAGTGGTCTATATATGATAAAAGAATTAGTGCATTTTTATGAAAGTACAGGTTCATTTACTAAGTTGAAATTAATTAAAGATACTTTTGGAAAGAGGGAAAAATGATAGAAAATAATCTGTTTAATAGTGGGTTTCTTGGTAGAGATGGTTTTCGTTGGTGGATTGGTCAAATTCCACCAAGAACAAGTTGGTCTCTTACGGGAAATCGTAAACCTGATGCATGGGGTAATCGTGTCAAAGTTCGTATCATGGGGTATCATCCTCAAAATAAAACGGAACTTAAAGACAAAGATTTGCCTTGGGCAACAGTAATATTACCTACTAATAATGGATCTGGTAAGGCAGCATTCAAAAAACCAATTAGAGTAAATCAGGGAGATATTGTTGTTGGATTCTTCTTGGATGGTGATGACGCACAACAACCTGTAATTTTTGGTGTTATAGGTAATTCAAAATATGTTGTCAATAAGAAAGGTGATAATCCATTTACTCCAATGTCAGGTTTCACCCCAGATAACAAACCAGAAGGTAAAAGGATAACAGAAAAAGGAAGTGAGATAAATGATGATAGCACAGATACAATTCAACCAGTTTTAGATCTTGAAAAAGATAAAACCGAAAAACTAACAAAAGAAACAGGAATAGAACATCGTTCTACATCTGATGTAATAGGTCATTGTGTTGCAAACGCTGGAACAGATGCTACATCTGAGATGAAATCGTCAATAAAAAATTTATCAAATCAAGTTAAAAATTCCTCTGCAGGTAGCAAATTTGGATTAATATCATCAGCATCCAAACAGATTAAAAACGTTTCAAGTAAATTCACACAAGGTATGACAAAGGGAGCCTTTACGTCTTTAGCACCTGCCCTGAATGGTGGATTGGATGGTATGTACAATAAGGTTTATACAAGCACTTTACTAGCAACAAAAAATACTGCGATTGCAAAGAAATTCGGAACTGCTGCGATTACTGCTATGGTGCCTAATATTGATGCATTAGCTTCAAAATTATCATGTGTCAATGAGGCATTAGGAAAAGATTTATTACCAGATATAAATTCATTGCTTACAAATTTTGTTGATAATGTTGAAAATCCAACAGATTGTATGGCAGAACAAGTTACTGGTGCAATTTTTAATAAAATTGTAAACGGTATTGGAGGTAACTTAGCACCTGAATTGGGTGGTGTAAGTAAAATACTTGGTGGATTTGATTTAGTAAATGATTTAAGAGGAAAAGCAGAGGGATTATTTGGAGTTCAACAAGCATTAGATTGTGTAAAACCACAAACAAGTGATAATCCAGCAGCGATATGGTGTTTAGGTAAAGGACCGATGAATATGCCTGGTGTTGCTGCAGAAAAAATTATGAGTATCGCAAACGCTGCACAATCGTTACAAGAGGCAGCAGGAGCACCAGGTGGTATATTGGGTGAACTTGGTGTATTTGATTTCATGAATCCAAATGTAAGTTCACCAAATTATGGTGGGGAATGCTCTGCTGAACCACCACAAAATTGTAATGGTGTTCAAGTAAAAGTATTTGGTGGTGATGGTCAAGGTGTAGAGGCAGAACCTATAATTGGTGATGCAGTGGGTGTAGGAACACAAAGGACTGGAAGTTTAATAGGTGTCAAACTTAATAATACTGGATCAGGATTTAGTGAACCACCTGAAGTAGAGATTACTGATAATTGTAATCAAGGGTATGGTGCAAATGCAAGAGCAATTATTGACTATGATCCATCTTCACCAACATACCAGCAGGTCACAGACATTTATGTTGTTACTTCTGGTGAAAATTATCCAATTATTGAAGAAAATACAGATGAGAAAACTTATGTAGTAGATCATGTGGTAGTTATTAATCCAGGACAAAATTATACAAATGATGATATTATAACAGATAATGTTGGTAATGTATATGAAAAAATATTAGATACTAATGGTCGAATATTGAATGTAATACCTCCAAACGCAAAATTAGATAATGTATTACCCGTAATTGGATTCCCAGTGTTAAATATTGAAACATCTAATGGTTATGGTGCTATTATAAGACCACAAATTGCACCAAGACCAGATTATCAGGGTGAGATTAAGCAAGTAATTGATTGTATTACACCTCGTGATGGTCTTATTGGATTTGTTAATGGTGATCCATATTATGGTCCATTCCATGTTCACCCTACAAGAGGAGTAAAAATGGTTGGTGCTGCTCATACTACATCCCCACATTCAATTATCTATGATACACCTGCTGAAAGTAGATCGTCATTAAGAACTGTTTCATCAACATCTACAACTATTAATAAGCAAATAACATCAACATCTCAATCAACACCAAGTAATGAACCAGTTACACCGATAGAAATGACAGATACACCTACCACAACAACGTCAAACGATTCGTATCAAGCACCACCATCATCACCTCCTAGCAATCCTCCAAGTTCACCACCTCCAAGTTCACCACCTCCAAGTTCACCACCAAGTGGTGGTGGAGGTGGTGGTTATGGTTACTAATAAATATTACAGGTAAAAAAAAGATATGGCAAAAAATTCTTCTTCATATAATTGGTTAAAATACAGTTATGATGAAGCTCCTAATTACAAATTTAATTTTGGTGATCCAAATGTGGATTATGGTGGAGGTTCAATCGCAAGATATATTTTTGAACAAAACGATCAAACATCATACTTAGGATTATCTAAAGCTGGACAATTAAATATGTTGAATGATGATACTGTAACTATAGCAGGTGGTAATACGAAGAAGGGTGGCACATGTGTGAATATAGTTGGAACAAATGGTGATATTAATATTACTGCTGACAAAGATGGGACTGTTAATATTAAAGGTGCTAAAAAAATTGTTTATGATTCTGCGGATATGGATTTTAAATGTGGAAATCATATAAATTTTAAAGCAAGTAGTATACATTTTGATTGCACTAGTTTAAGCACAGATGCATCTATAGGCAATCTAAGAGTCAGAGATGTATCATTTGCAGGTTTATGCTATAAAAATTTACCAGTCGGTGAAAATGCATTAGATAATTTAAAATCTGATGTTTTAAAAGCGACAAAAGGTTTTCAAGAACAAGCAAAAGATTTTTCAAAACAAGCAAAAGATTTGATGAATGATCTTCCTACAGATCAAATAAGCGAAAATCTAGGTAATGTTGCACAAAATTTTAATCCAAATGATTTATCCTCTGCATTAAATAATTTTCCAGGTTTCGGGGTGTAATCATGCCAGGATTTAAAAGGGGTGAAGTTCCAAATCCTAGTTATGATAGAAGTGATGTAAATCAGTTTAGTCAAATTAGTGAATTTGCAAATGATGTTTATGTGTATGGTACATTATATGCTGACATTTCAGGTTCTGATATTGATTTTGGTGAAGTTACAACTTTTGATGATGTAGAAATAAAAAATAATTTACTTGTATCTGGATTATCAACATTCATAGGTGCAACAGACGTTGAGTATCTTACAGTTTATCAAAGATTCAATGTTGGTGCTGCTGGTACTGTATTTGTAGCGATATCTTCAACAAGTGATCCAGATGGTCAGGTTGGTGGTCGTGTGGGTATTGGAAGTACTCAACCTCAAACATTTTTTCAAGTCGGAAATAAGGATAGTTCATTTGTAATTGATAATTTACAATCTGCTAATGATCTCATCACAAACATAAGTGATATCATCCCATCTAACACAATAGCAGTTGGAATTGGAACCACACAACCTAAACAGAGATTTCAAGTCGGTGCAGGAAAAACTACATTTGTCGTTACTGGATTTGGTACTGCAGGTTTTGGAACTGCAAATCCTGGTGACTTTACAGGTTTTGACATTCAATATAATGAATACACAGGCAATATACCGCAACAGGGAAGATTACAAGCTGATTTTGATGGTAGTATTCGAGTAGGTAGAAACATTTACGATTCCGCAGGTTCACCAGGTGGAAATGGTTTTTTCTTACAAAGAGATGAATTTGGTATAAGGTGGGTATCATTTGAACCAGATTTCTCAGAGGGTATTTTTATACAAGATGAGGGTGTTGATATTCCCATCACAGGTATTGCACAGTCTTTTACTAAATTAAACTTTAAGCAAATTAATAGTAATGGTATAGGGAGAGATACTGTAATTCCTATACCAAATCCATCAAATCCAACTTTTGTTGCAGATATACAAACTAAAGATTTTTGGGGATTTGTAGGTGGTGTTAAATCAGATGGTTCGCCAGCTGATGACGCAGATAACATTTATAGAATGTCAAAAGTTGGTATCAATAATAATTCACCATCTGCACAATTGGATATTACAGGAACTCTACATGTGACTGAAGACGTAGATTTTGATAAAGATCTTAATGTCGATGGAGATACTGATTTAAATGGAACTTTAGATGTTTCAGGAATAAGTAATTTTAACGATGTGACAAATTCTTCATCATCAACAACAGGAGCAGTGATTGTTGATGGTGGTGTTGGTATTGCAAAAAAACTTTTCGTAGGTGAATCAGCAAATATATTAGATACGACTCAAAGTATAAACGATAGCACTGGAGCACTAATCGTTGATGGTGGTGTTGGCATCAAAAAAAATGTTAATATTACAGGTAATACAGTTGTTGGTGGTAAATTAGATGTAAATGATACAACAGAATCAACTAATACAACAAGTGGATCAGCAGTAATTGATGGTGGTATAGGTATAGCAAAAAATATAAACATAGGTGGTGATGGTGTTATTGCAGGTAGATTAGATGTAGATGATGATACTCAATCTTCAAATACCACTACAGGTGCTCTAGTCGTTGATGGTGGAATTGGACTTGCGAAGAATTTAAATGTTGGGCAAAATGCAAAAATAGTCGGAAATCTTGAATTAGACGCTCGTATAATTGACTTTTTTGGTAATAACGGTGTTGGTGTGTGTAAAACCGATTATCGTTTATCAACTTTTGACACTGATGTAGGGGCAGGTGTATCATGGAGACCGTCAGGTGTTCAAACAAGAAGAACGTTATGGGTGACAAAGAATGGATGTGATACAAATAGTGGATTATTAGAGGGTGATGCAAAACATACGATTGGTGCTGCTGCAGCGATAGCAGAAGAGGGTGATACTATAAGAGTTAGATCTGGAACATATGTTGAAGAGAACCCAATTGGTCTTAGAAATGATGTAGCGATTAATGGTGAAGATTTAAGATTAGTATTGCTTATACCTAAAAATAAAAATAAAGATTTCTTCCATGTTAGAAGAGGATGTTTAATCGAGAATCTTAGTTTTACTGGTCAGGATTTTGTAAACGATGATCATTCTAATTGTGGTGCTGTTGCATTTCCACCAACACAAGCAGATATAGATGCTGGATTTGAATTTCAAGCGGTTACTGGATTTACTGACGTAGGACCTGCTGACGAGGGATCATCAGGAAGATGGAGATCACCATATATTCGTAATTGCACTAATTTTATGAGAAAAAGTATTGGTATGAAAATAAATGGGGATCATGCAAATGCAAATAATAGTGGTACAAATAATTTAGGGCAAGACCTCAAATCAATGGTATGTGATTCATTCACTCAATACAATGAAGCAGGTATTGGTGTATCATTATCAAATAATGCTTATGCACAGTTAGTTTCAATCTTCACGATATGTTGTGAGGTTGGCATCGCTGCTACATCAGGTGGACAATGTGATTTAACAAACTCAAACTCATCATTTGGTAACATAGGATTATTGGCAGATGGATTTGGTGATATTGAATTTGAAGGCACAACTTTTGGTTCAATATTAGGTGGTACTGATTCTGTCATTACTAAGAATATGAAGGATAATCTTAACAGATTTAGAACACCTTTTGATGGGCAAGGTGCCTACTTCCATTTGAATATGAGTGATTATCCTGATAGCACTTCCTCTTCTATAATTACAAAACCACTTGAGTTAGTGCGTGGTATTAGAGTTATAAATGGAGGTGCCAATGAGGATTATACTGCAGCTGCACCACCAATTATAACATTGAGTCAACCACCTGATGGTCCAGAGTCTATTTTACCTGAATTTTCCCCCAATGTGAGTGCTGCAGGTACAATTACATCAGTAGATGTCATAAACAGTGGACGTAATTTTCTACCTGGTCAACCATTAACTGTAAATATTTCTGGTGGTGGTAGTGCTGTATTAGAGGTGGACATGGATCCAATATTATTTACAGTAAGTGAAGCATCAGACACGACAACGGTGGCAAATAATGGAATATCAGGAATTTCTACAATTACATTTAATGAATTTATTCCTTATCCCATAGCAGATGATGTTAAAATTGAATTGGTTAGATTAAGTCGTATCATTACAAGTTCCCATTCATTTGAATACATAGGTTCTGGTAATGACATAAATACAGCTAACCCATTCCAAGCAGGTAAACCAAAACCTGAAAATGAGGTTATTGCAATCAACGGGGGTCAAGTTCCGTTTACAAGTACAGATCAGAAAGGTAACTTCCGTATTGGTGATGGATTGACAATTGATCAAACCACATCTACCATAAGAGGAAGGGACTTCAATAGAGCGATACAAGCACAACTTACTCCACTCATATTAGCATTAAACTAAATGGCGATAGCACCAGTCAATAAATTTATCAATATAGCAGTTCCTGTTGCACCTGGAAAACAGAAACTTTATGAGGTTCCTACTGGTACGTCTGCACTTTTGTTATATCTCCAAGTTGCAAATGTTGGTATTGGAACTACATTCCCGAAAGTAACATTTACACAACAAAGAACTCAAAGAAGCACAAATAATAAAAGAGAGGTTAGAGTAATAAAAGATGTCGAGATTCCACCAAATGATGCAGCAATTATTGTTGATGGTAGGTTAGTTCTTGAAAAAACACCATTAGTTCTCGATAAAATTTTTATAGAGGGAAAACAACAGCAGGTAGGCATCATCACATTTGTGGATTATCATGAACCTTCTGGTATAGTGTCTATCACTACAAAAGATAATCATCCATTTAAAGCAGGAGATCCTGTTACTCTTGCTGGTATTGCTTTTTCATGTATTCCTACACAAACAGGTATCACAACAGGTATATTTCCTGACCCGATGCAATCATATATTGTTGATGATGTTCAAGGTGTTGTTGGATCCTCGAAAACATTTTCAGCTTTCATTGGCGGGTCTACACCAATCGGTATATCTGGCAAGGATTACTCACACTTTTACATGACTGCTATTCATTATTATGAAAGATCAAAACCTCTTGCGATTGAGGTTGTGACTGCTGCAAGTGGATCTGTGCAAAATCAAATTACCAGATCATCTAGTGGACCAGTTAGAGCAACTGCAAGCGTAGGCGACGGAAATCGTAATGGTGGTGCATTGCAGGGTACTTTGACTATTACAAATGGTGGAGCAGGTTACTTATCTGTGCCTACGGTCACTATTACTGGAGGTGGAGGAAGTGGGGGCACAGCGACTGCAACAGTCGTTAATGAGGTTGTAACTGAAATAAGTGTCACTGGAGGTAGTAATTATAGTTCAAATCCTACAGTAGAAGTTGCTTTACCAACAGGAACAACAACATATGAACCATCAACTGGAAAATTAAGTGTCCTATCTGTGAATCATGGATTCCAAACACAGGATATAGTAAGATTAAAACCAGAGAGTTTTGCATTTTTTTGTGCTACAGGTGGTTCAAGTGTTGTTAAAAAATATCCTCGTGCATCTGGAGAAAACGGAACTAGTAGTGGAGCTTCCAATAACACTGGAAAACCAGATTTTGCTTACAGTCGAACACTTCAGGTAATCAGAGTTCATCCAAATCGTTTTGAGTTGTTTATTGGTTCATCATCAGATACATCTGCCCATACTTATGTACCAGCATCATCTTTAGCAAATAATGTTATCAAACTTGGAACAAGGTATAATGTTGAGCATGCAGTATATTATGGTGGTGGTGATAACACTCCAAATGGAGTATCCGATACTAAGGTTGTTGAAGGTATCACTTTAGCAAGAGGACAAATCAATATTAAGACGGAGGGAAATCATAATCTTGATACTGGTGATAAGATTAGAATCGTTGATAATAGTATTTACTTCACCTGCACCATGGATAATCGTGAAACAGAACATTCTTATCCTCGTGTAACCGATCCTGCTTCTCACGCAGAACTACAATTAACTAAAACTTCAAACACCTCTTTCAATGTGAATGTAGGTCCTAGTGTTTCTGGAGGATTTTTCGCACCACTGGAGATGGAATTAGTCGCAAGTATTCTAGAAAATAGCACTGCATAATTATGGTAAAATATTTAAGTGGCAGAGTAAAGAGAACCCCTCAAGATCAATTGAAGGAGGATCGTTTTAGATATCTCAATCTTGAACAGGCAGAACCAAATTTAGCAGATCCTCCCACCAGTAATGTTCCAACTGGTCAACAGTTTCAGTTAATTGCTATACCTGGTCAACCTGGTAAAAGATATTGGGTGCCAACAGGTGGTGGACTAATACCTGGTGCTATCACTATATTTGATGAGAATGTTCAAGTTAGTGCTGCAGATAGTATTACACAAGTAAATTTTGAAGGTAAAGCAGTCACAGCAGATGTTTCTGTTCAAAGTCCCTCTGGTCATCCTGGTTTTGCTGCTACAGTAACAGTAATACCAGTGACCGTAGGTGATAATCCTCCTAACACACCCACACCAAGAAATGGAGAACTCTGGTGGGAAAGTGATACTGGTGATCTATATGTTTACTATGAAGATGTAAATTCATCTCAGTGGGTGCAAGCAAATGCTGGTGGTCGAGGTGATGATGGAGATAAAGGTGATAAGGGAGAACCATCAACTGTTCAAGGTCCTCAGGGAATTCAGGGTGTCGAAGGTGAAAAAGGAGCACCTGGTAATGTATTAGCAAAAGGTGTTAAAGGTGAACCTGGTACTTCAATTAAAGGTGAACCAGGTGCCTCTATAAAAGGTGAACCAGGTGCCTCTATAAAAGGTGAACCAGGTAATGATATAAAAGGAGACAAGGGTGATCAGGGTGATCAAGGAGATAAAGCAGGTATTCTGTTTAAATTTGCTAATGCCACTTCAATGGTGGATCCTAATCCTGGTAATTTTAGATTTAACAGTACAGCATTATCAAATGTATCTGCAATAGCGATTGATGCTCTTGATAATAATAGTAACGATTTTTCAGATTTTCTCACTACATGGGATGATTCAACAAATACAGTAAAAGGAACTCTTGAAATTAAGTCGAATTTGAATACTGATACAACACATGCAGTATTTCAAATTACATCGATTACAGATAATGTTGGTTGGTTACAAATAGGAGTACAGAATCCAGTTGGTAACATTCCATCAAATTTAGAGGTATGTGTATTAAATTTTTCAAGAGCAGGAGATAAGGGTCAAAAGGGTGAAGTAAATGTAGCTGCTGCTGGAGCAAATACTCAAGTTCAATTCAATGACAATGGAAGTTTTGCTGGAGCTAACAATCTTCAATTTATTAAGAGTAATACTACCCCAGAATTGATATTAAAACCAAGTGATACATCAACGAATACAAATGGTGGATCTCTTACTGTACAAAATGCTAATAACTCAAATCATTCTCAACTTACTAGTGATGGGGCGTTAGAATTAAAAAGAACAAATGAAACTGTGACCACTGGTGGTCCTTATATTGATTTTAAAAATGCAGGAACTGATAATGATGCTCGAATTGAAATGGATATTGCCTCTGGTCAACAGAATAACGCAAATTATTCATCCATTGCATTTAAAACTGGAGGTAGTGGTTCTATATCTGAGAAATTTAGAATTGGAAAAGCAGGACAGATCGGTCTATCAGGTGCAAATTACGGTAATGCCAATCAAGTATTAACAAGTAAGGGAGCTAATTCTCCAGTTGAATGGACAACTCAATTAAATGATGACACAACTTATGATTTGATAGTTGGATCAAGTGGAAATGATGTCACTTTAACATTAGATGCATCAGTGGGTGATGATGATGCAATTCAAATAGGGGCAGGTACAAATGTATCTTTTGCAGGTGTAACAGCGACTGGATTCACAATCAATACATTAAATACGCAACTATCAACAGAGGAAGTTGAAGATATTGTTGGTGCAATGTTCAGTAGTAACACAGAGACTAGAATTAGTGCTACCTATGACGATAATGGTTCTGGAAATGGAAAAATAAATTTAGTTGTTGATGATATGACAGCTGATAATAACACAATATATGATTTAGGTACTGCAGATGGGGATAATACAAGTGAGGAAAAGATACAATTAACTGGAAATGATTCAACCACTGATACTGTGATTTTAGCTGTCGGTAGTGGTTTATCAATTCAACGTGACAATGCCAGTAATAAAATTACATTTACAAATACTGACACAGGTTCTGGAAGTAATAATACCTTTATAGGATTAACGGATACGCCTAGCAGTTTTACTGCAAGCAAGTTTGTTGTAGTTAACGCTGCTGGAAATGCACTTGAATTTGTTGATAATCCTAATACTCAATTAACAACTGAACAAGTACAGGATATTGTTGGTGCAATGTTTAGTAATAATACAGAGACTAGAATTAGTGCGACTTATCAGGACTCCGATGGAACAATAGATTTAATTGTAGATGACCAATCAGCAAATGATAATACAACTTATGATTTATCAGTTCCAAATAGTACAACCAAAATTAGATTAGCAGGATCTGATTCTACTAATGATGATGTCGAAATTGCTGGTGGTACTGGTATTTCTGTAACTAGAAATAATGGAAATAAATTGACAATTACAAACACTGATACAGGTTCGGGTGCTAATACAGATACAACTTATGACTTATCAGTACCAAATTCAACAACAAAGATTAGATTAGCAGGATCTGATTCTACTAATGATGATGTTGAGATCGCTGGTGGCACGGGTATTTCTGTAACTAGAAATAATGGAAATAAATTGACGATTGCAAATACAGACACAGGTTCAGGTGCTAATGAAAATTTTTATTTAACTGCATTGTCATTTAATACAAGCAATGGTGTATTAACAGCGACTGTAAATGGAGCGACCAACCCAACAGTTGATTTAGATGGTAGATATGTTTCACAATCAACAGGTGGTAGTTCGGGAATACCATCTGGAGGCATCATTATTTGGTCTGGTGCTGCAAATGCAATACCTTCAGGATGGTATCTATGTGATGGATCAAATAACACACCTGATTTAAGAGGGAGATTTGTTGTAGGTTATCATAATGGTGATGGTGATTATGATGTTAATGATACTGGTGGTGCTAAAAACGTAACTCTCCAAAGCTCTGAGATGCCCTCACACTTCCACTATTCATTTAGATCAGGAAATCATGGACAGTTGCAAAATGGTTCTAATTTAAGTGCTAATAATTATCCAGGTAGTGGTTCTGGTAGAGCAAATCTTTATGAAGGTTATAATATAAATTCTTCAGGTTCTGTAGCAAATGTTGGTAAGACATCAAATACACCTAGTGGAAGCACTTCTGCTCATGAAAATAGACCACCATATTATGCACTTTGCTATATTATGAAATCATGATATAATATAATTGAATAAAAAAATTTATTATGTATGATCAAACAATTAATAAACCTGAAGTCTTTTTAAATAGAGATTTTATTGGAGTGTGGGATAATGTCATAAAAGATGATTTTTGCAATTTTATTAAAAAAACTCTTGATGAGTCAACACAGATTGTACTTAGAAGTAATACAAGTGTTAAAGATACGCAATTAGATATAGCAGCATTTAACCCATTGATATCTGCTCACATTATGTGTGCGGTCAGGTCTTGTTTAGTGGAGTATATTGAATGGTATCCATTTTTAAAAAATTTTAATTATCATAGCACCACTTGTTTACTGCAAAAAACAGAACCGACTGAGGGGTATCATGACTGGCACTCAGAGTCAAATAATATCGCTTGTGCTAATAGAACTTTGGTTTGGTCAGTATATTTCAATAATATTGATGATAGTGGTGAGACAGAGTTTTTATATCAAAAACAAAAAATAAAACCCAAAGCAGGTAGAATAATAATTTTTCCAGGTTCTTTCACTCACTTACATAGAGGAAATCCACCATATCAATCAAAATATATCGCTACTGGTTGGCTAGCGAGTAATGATATGAATGTTCCAACCACCCTACTGTAGTATAAATATCTGAAACAATATGTTATGGAAACAGAATACTCATTAGTAAAAGAATATTTTGGAACAGATTATATCGGTGCTCTTCGACATATGAGAGATACTTTATTAAGAGAGAGTGATTGGACACAATTTACAGACTCCCCACTATCTGTTACAAAAAAGGATGAGTGGAAAACTTATCGTCAAGAATTAAGAGATTTGCCAGCGACTGAAGCAGATCCAGAAAACGCAACCTTTCCCACTAAACCATCATAATAAATAATAAAAAATTATAATTTATGGCAGTAGATTTTCCTAATTCACCAAACACTGGTCAAGTGTTCACAGAGGGAAATATCTCATGGAGATATAATGGATATGCTTGGCAAAGAATACCAGATCCAGGTGAGAAAGGACAACCAGGTATAAAAGGAACAAAAGGAGATATTGGACCACAAGGACCAATAGGTAATTTTGGTGGAGCGACTTTTCAATACCAATTTAATAGTGCCACAGATGACTCAGATCCTGGTGATGGAAAATTAAAATTAAGTTCAGGTACAGTATCAAGTGCGACTAAGTTATTCATTGATGATAAAGATGGTGGAGATACAAATACAGATATTCAACCATTTCTAAGAACGATTGCGGACTCTACTTCAACAATCAAAGGACATTTTAGAATATCAAATAAAAATATAGCAGATGATTTTGCACTCTTTACCATATCTGCGATTGAAGAAGCGACTGGTTATTTTAAAGTTACATGTGCACATGTTTCAGGTAGTGCGAGCTCATTTGATAACAATGAAGATATAATCATAACATTTGCTAGAACTGGAGATCAAGGTCAAAAAGGTGATCAAGGTATTCAAGGGATTCCAGGCACACCAATTAATTATGATTTAGAGGTCACGAATGGCACCACAACTATTAGTTTAAAAGGTTCAAATGGTACAACTGATAATGTTCAATTAGTTGGTTCGGGTGCTGTATCCATTACTAGGGATAGTGCAACTCAACTCACAATAACTGGCACCAATACTCAAAAGAGTGAAGAGGAAATAGAAGATATAGTGGGTGGGATGATTAATACCACAACTGGTATTACTGTAACATATGATGACAATGCCACTGAAGGTGACGGTGCAGGTAAATTAAATTTTGTAAATACGATTGATCATTTTGTTGATCTAAATGATACACCCCCTAATTATACAGGTCAAGCACATAAATTTGTAAGAGTTAATAAACCTGATGCAACTAATAATGATGGTAATGGATTAGAATTTGCAACTCCTCTTAATACTACTTACGCACTTAGTGCAACGCAAAAAGATGATGGAACTAATCCTGGTAGTCCTTCAGCAAATGATAATGATCCATTTCTTTTCTTGGATGGATCGTCAGGTTCAGATTCACATATTCAAATTAAAGGTACTGGAACCGTTTCTGTCGTAAGAAATTCTACGGGAGATGAAATAACAATTAACGGTAATGATACGAATGTTAATACACAATATTCCATAAGTGTTGAGGCTGGTGATGATGCGTCTGCGGAGAAATTAAGATTATCTGGAACTAACAGTGTTGATGATGATGTATCATTCAAGGCAGGAACAGGTTTAGCAATATCAAAACAGACAAGTGGTGCTGATTTTATTCAATATGATGGTACTTATGAATTACATGCATTAGCAACTGGTAGTCCAGCAACTGCCACAAATCCTAATATAACCCTTATGAGTGATAGTACAAGTGCTGTTACGAGTGGTTCAATTCAATTGATTGGAGAGGGTGGTATAACAGTAACAAGAAATGGAACTACAGAGATAAAGATAAATGGATCTGGTGCTGGAAGTGACAGTTTTGTAAATAGTGTGACCATGGGTTCATCTGGAACACTCACGATAGGAAGAAATAATTCTTTAGCAGATTTAACTACCGATATTTCATTTACTTCTTTAAAAGATACACCCGCTAACTATACAAGTCAAGCACATAAGTTAGTAAGAGTTAATAAAAATGGATCAACAAATGATGGAACAGGATTAGAATTTATTGATCCATCAACAGTGGGAGAAAATACAACTTATACATTACCTGCTGGTGGTTCAGACAGCACTGATTTTGGAAATGGAAACGCAACTATTACTTTAAGTGATTCAAATTCACCTCAAATTGATGATACGATAACAATTTCCGCTGGAACAAACATACAAATTACAAGCACTACCGAATCAGGATTTACAATAAGTGCCAAAGATACTAATACGCAAATTCCAGATACCACTTATGATTTACTTGTAGTGCAAACTGGTTCTCCTGCTAATAACAGTAATCCAGCAATTAAATTAGATGCCTCAAGTGGTGATGATGATCAAGTTCAATTAGCTGCTGTTGATTACTCAGGATTAACGATAACAAGGGATGGTGACTCTACAATAAATTTTAATACATCATTACTCTTAGAAGCAAGATCCTCAACGAACACTGCTACTGACACCGCTAATCCCAATCTTACCTTGGCAACAAGCACATCATCCTTAGTTCCAGTCCTTGATACAGTTAAATTTATTGGAGGTGATAATATTAGCGTTGCCAGAAATACAAGTAGTAATGAAATTACAATTTCATCTAGTGCAACTATTGATGTAACCCAATTGAATCTAAACCGTATTCGATTTGGTCCTGGCAGTGCTGCCAATGATGATGCAAATATTGAATGGTTGGGAAGTAGCAATGAGGGTTATCTACGCATTTCAATATCTGATGATAGCGATAATTCAGGAAACTCAGATGAATATATCGAAATAGGCGATTATGCTAATACAAATATAGGTGGCACTTTTAGTCAGTGGATGAAGTTACAAAGAGATGAACTTACAATGGAAAGTGTTGTTCGCACTAAAAATGATTTGTACATTGATGAGGCACTTAGAGATGGAGGTGGTGATATAGGATCAGCAGGACAAGTTCTTACTTCCACAGGTTCTAAGACAAATTGGGTTGACTCTTCAACTGTAGGTACAGATACAAATACAAAATATGATATAGTTACTTCGGCAAGTGGTGATAACATTAAACTTAAATTAGATGCATCAACTGGTTCAGGTGATGATGATGATATTACTATAACTGCTGGAACGAATATTACTCTTACTGATGATAGTAATGGTGGATTTACGATTGCATCATCTGCAACACTAACAGGAACTATTGATAAAGCAAATCAAATTAAAGTCGATGAGTCACCTGGAAATAGTGCTGTTGACTCTTATCATAATTTAACATTCGTATCTAGCTCTACTGGTGGTAGTCATCAAACTCTCTTAATGGATGATGAGACTTCTAAATTATCATGGAATCCGTTCCGAGAAATATTAATAGTGCAGGGAGCTTGGAATTATCAGATGTATCAATGGTCTAATGGATCTTCTGGATCTGCAGGACAGGTTTTAACATCGCAAGGTAGTAGTAATGCTTGGACTTGGACAACCCCTACTTCAGGTTTGTCAATAGCAAACGAGTCTTCTTCAACATATCGTAATCTTGTTTTTATTGATTCATCAAGTGCTAGTTCTGTTAAAACTAATGATAATAATAGACTTCAGGTAAGATCAAGTGATGGTGCAGTTCGTGTTGCAGGTGATATCACTGCGTTTGCTTCTGATATTCGACTTAAGACTGAAATTAAACCAATCGAAAATGCAGTTGCAAAACTACTCAAGTTAAATGGATTCACATATGAATTTAATGAACTTGCAGGGTCATTAGGATACGAACTAAATGAAAGATATTCTGGTGTATCTGCACAAGATGTGAAGGAAGTGTTACCAGAGGCTGTTAAACCAGCTCCTATAAATGAAGAATACATGACAGTTCAATATGAAAAACTTGTACCACTTTTGATTGAGGCTATTAAAGAACTTAAAGGTGAAATTGAAGACCTTAAACGCAATTGACTTTTTTCATACATATGATATAATAGGTTATTCATATACAGACATGGACGACTTTGTATTAACCGTAGAGATTGATATGTGCTCTCGCACTTTTTCCTTACTCAGTGAGAATGGGGATAAGAGATTGATAAAATGCGACACGACTGATGAGTTTATGAGAGTGTTGAGAGTATGTGATCAATTACTCCCTCCAGAGTCAATAATTTACAAGGAATTAGTAACTCAGAAAGACAAGTAATTGACTAGGAAGCTAAATAGACCTAGTATTGCATGGTTTCACCATCAAATTTATAGTAGATAAAAAAAGATGCCTCTTAATAAGCTAGAGAATTTCATAAAGAACGCTGAAGGACGTATACTTTATGTAAATCCAAATGATCTTGATTCAACCGATGGTATTGAAAATCA